CATTTTTTTCTTGTATTTCGGCTCTTCTAGCGGCTTCTCGTTGCGCTTGCCGATCGTTCATTTCCTTTGCGTATGCCTGTGCGGCTTTAAGTTGCGCGGCTTGATCTTCGGCTAGTTTCTGTTGGCGTAAATTTTCGGCAAGATCCTGTTGACGGATTGCTTCATTTTGTTCGGGAGTTCTTGTGCGCCACCCCGGGTTGGCTAGGTCATACGCATCTGACTCTGCTTGTATTCTTTTGTTTTCCCTTGCGTAAAAATTATTTTCAGGATCTTCTTCTAATTCTTGTAACAATTCCTCAGGGCTTGCTAATGTAGACGGGATATCGCTATAGCCCACAGCCCTGTCAAAGTTTCTTTCTTTTTGCAAATAATTGGCTGTTGCATCCGTCTTATTAAGGTCTATTTCACTGGAGACCATTTGATCTATTTCTTCTTGATTAAACACTGAAGCCTTGTCCAGTGAATATCCCAAATCTCCCTCACTGTACAAAAAATCAACTTGAGCCATGCTTAAGTTTGTTTCTGCATCTTTAGCAACGTTATATCTATAGTTATAATCACTTAGGGCGCTTCGGTATGCAAACGATTCCTCATCGTATTCATTTTTTGCATTTTGCAAGTCCATTTCTGCTTCTTGTTTGCGAAGAGGATCTTGTGATCTTGTTGCGCGTACTTCAGCGTCCTCTAACTTATTTTTTTTGTCCTGCAAAGACGGTGTCCATAAACTTTTTACTTTTGCTTTTGCTTCATCCAAATATTTTTGAGCGCTTTGAAGGGTTTCCGAATTCTTTGTTACTTCGTCAAAACTTTTCTTTGTGTAGTAAGTACCCGCAGTAACCATGGCAGATTGAATAATAGCGTCACCAATAGGCTTGCCACGCAAAATTGCATTTGTTGTTGCAGACGTTGCGTTGGTCATCATTTTGCTGGTAATAAGATTTGGATTTAAACCAAACCCACCTTGATCCTCAGGCTTATAAAGCACATCAGACACATACGTGTTAACAGCGCCGCCAATTGCGGCGTTTATTACCTCTTGATCTGTTGCGCCTAAAAGCTTAGCGCTCAACGCCGAAGTTGATGCGCTCGTAAAGACTTTTTCTAATGTTGACTTTGGAACGCCCGTATTTAGATCGCGTGTGTAATAGTCCATGCCCATCTGAATGACGGCTTTTTTCCAATCTCCACCGTTAGCCACATTCACAATAGCGGAAGCGTAGTTGTATGGCATAACTTGCGACAAGGCAATTGTTGCAAGTGTTGGAATTGGGTTTTTTACAAATGCTTTTGCTTGGGCAAGCGAGGCTTCGGTAACCTGCTCAAGAATTTGAGGTAAATTTTCAACGGTTTGTACGGCTCCTTGGGAAACCTCTGTAAGACCTCTACCCAAAGCACTATCGCCACCAATTGACGTGTTTAGGGCGCTACCAACAGAGTCGGCAACAGGGCTTAAAGCTTTTGCAACTTGTACGAATGGTTTGGTAAATGTCTTTATACCTATCATTGCTGGTCACCCCCATGCAATGAAATTTGCAAATCAAATTGTTCTTTTCCGTCTTTGCCTTTTTCAACATTGGCTATTTGTGAAAAAAAACCAGCTTGATCTAGCAACTTTTTTACCAATTGATTTTTTGCGTGCACAATCAATTCTTCAAACCCAGCCTTTGATAGAGCCTTACAAAACTCAACATATGCCTCTGCTTCAATACGCGGAGGGTCAATGCTAAACACCACTCCTGAGGCTAGTTTAGGTTCAACAATTTCATAAAACAACAGACTATTTGTATTGCGAAAAATTCTGTAGTTGTCAGTTTTTTCCACAGATTGACCTATACGCATATAGGTAATCTCCCAATGCTCCCCAAACTCTTTTGTTATTGGAGCATCGCGAATAATTTCTTGTGTAGTAGCCTCTTTCATTGTGGTCTCGGGTTAACCGCTCCCATCAATGCAGTTGCCCACGCTTCCCAATCATCATAGAGGTCAGTGGTTGGAGCACCCTCGTTGGTGAACACATCAATTGCCAATAGACCGTTGCCCCACTGGCGCCAGTCTGTTGAATCGGTGGGTATTGAAAGTTGTTGGGCGGCATACAGTTCACACATGAGCGAAGCCCACGAGTTGAACGTGTGATACCTTGGGTCATATACCAGTCCAATTGGATTAGTCGTAGCCACGAACATCTCCTATTGCGCCGCTTAACAGCACTTTACCCAGTTGATAATCTCCACCAGCAATGTCTGACACAAAGCGCAAACGCATCTCACGTCGCTGTTCTTTCATGTCAATTTTTCCAGTGTTTGGCTGGAACACAAACGCCTCTGATGTCTTGTCAGCCGATTGCGCGTAGGGGCGCCCAGTGATGTATAGCTCCATCTGACCACTTTGAATGAAGTCAGGCTCCACGCGCTCAAGACGCAACCAGCGGTTCACGCCAGTCATTTCAGGCGCTGATGGGCCACCCCCAACCCAGCCAAGGTCATTTGTCTCAAACATGCTAGTAATGGCGTTGACGTTTGTTCCAAACACCAAATCCACACCTGACTCATGTTGCCATAGCGATGTAAAGGTCATTAACGTGCCAACCGTCAATTGAAAACCCGATCCCGCTGGCAAAGTGCAAGACAAGACGTCGCCTATTGTGTAATTTTGTCCTTGGTTATTTATTACAACCGTCGTAACTATGCCGCCAGCCACAGTAATTGTGGCTGTTGCGCCTGTGCCTGTTCCTCCAGTTAGAGCGTAAAACTGGTATGTCCCGTTTGTGTACGAGGTGCCGCCATTGGTAAGTGTCACCGCGTTAACGCCTCCACTGGCGTTGGCTTTATAACCAGCCAACACTGGAAACTGGAAAACTTGAGAGAAGTATCCCGCACAACGTTGGGAGCCAAGGGCTTCGCCAGCGTCATACCAACACTTTTCGCGCACGTTATAGATCACCGCATCGGTGCATTCGGTTGCTTGACCCCTTGGGTAATACCACCAAATCTCGCCATATCTAGGCACTTTCATGGCAAACACTTTTTGACGTTGGACGTAATTTAGGTTGTCAAAAAAGTAGTTTTGATTAAACGTATTCGGTATCTCTTGTACCGTACCGCCATATAACAAGAATCGGTCAATTCCACACCAGTAATAAATACCGTCATACTCAATCACGCCCTGCGACGACATGATAGAAGACTGGCTTGAAACAATGTCATAGCGCCAGTAAAAGGTGCTTGAGGTTACGCCAGTGGTTACCGTGGTTGGCGTGTAACTGACGCGGATCAGCGAATCAAGAGACCAAAACAAGCCTGATGGCGCATTTGAGCCGCCTCGAACAGGCAGTCCCTTAACAATTTTGGTTGACGTAATGTTGGTTGAGTTTGATGTTGCAGAAACCCAGTCGTTCAGGTTTCCAGCGCCTGAGTTGCGTAACAGCCCAAAGTTTCCAAACACAAAAAGGTATGGGTACAACATGACCGCGCCACCTGAAACAAACACGTTGTTATTGATTGTGATGGTGACAGATGTGGTGCTTGTTGCCGCATTTGATATTACAAACTGGGTTGCGTTGGTCACCGACACCACGGTTGTGTTTGCGGGAATGTTTGAGCCTGTGATGACTTGACCTGCGCCAATCAGAAGGGTCGATGCAACGGTAATGGTGGTAGTGGAATTGGTGGTTGCGGCTAGTGTGAACACGCCAACTTGTGACAGGCTTGTGCCCGAGGATGGGCCAAACAAGACGGGGGTGTTGGTGGTGCTGTCGATTGCGGTAAGGTTTTGCCCCGGGTGCGCTATGATGTTCGACACCCCATTCCCTGATGCGTCAAACACCGCATCAAACTGCCACAAATTGTTTGAGCTTGGCGTAAAGTTGGACAACGTAAAGTCCACAATACCCGCGCCAACACCATTTTGGTCAACCGTTAAGGTTTGCACCCCATCCGAGTAGCCGTTGTAAATGACGTTAAAGCCGTTGCGTGGGTCAATAAAGAGCCCCCTTGATGGGCCTGCCCAGTCGTTGGTTATCTCAATGTAACCCAACATTTTTCGAGGACGCCCGCGTTGAAAGCGAACCCACTCGCCATCGGTGTAGCAGGATGCATCGACTACCGTACCATCGCGCTGGATGCCCGGCTTCGTGTCGAGGGCAAAAACCTTTTCAGTCATTAAAACGTGCCCCCTGACACACCACCCGAAAAGGTTCCCGTTCCCGTAACCTCAACACCAGTTGCTTTTGTGTTTGACACTAAAGACCCAAGGATTGAGATGCCATACTGTCCAGCGGAGGGTCGATAGACGCCAGTGTTTGTTTCCGAAGCAAAGAACACCGCAGGGTTTGACACCGTGCCATCGACCATTGAAATGTTTGTTCCGCTGATGGTGCTCGTATTGGCATTTAAAAAGTTAGTGCCATCGCAAATTAAAGTTGCTTGAGTGTTTGCCGCCACGTTTACCGTGGTTCCTAAAGTTGTTCCAATTGTCAGCGTAAAAGCGCCAGTGGTTTGGTTACTGATGACGTACAGGTTAACTACGGGCGGGAAGTAAACCGTAACGTTACCTGTCAAAAGTCCAGTGTATTTTTGGATACTGTTGGAGGCTTCAGACGCTGTCAGGGTGTATGTACCAGTGGAAACCACCTTGGTAAGAGCAGTAAAAGCAAAGTCAGTGCTGACGCCGTAGCCTACGGTGATGTAGGAGTTGCCAGTACAGATGATGAACGCCGAATCCCCGGGCTGGAAAGTCTTTGCCGACGCCGTGCCATCCAACAATTCACCACTCGTAGTGTTTAACAACAATGTTCCCGTGCCATTGTTTTTCAACAACGTAAACCAGTTATTGCTAAGGGTTGACGCCAATGGCAGGTAAGCGTTAGTCGCTCCCCCCGAGGTTGGCCAAGCCAGCACTTGGGCGCGGTCTGTGGACGCAAAGGTGTAGTTTGCGGAGAGTTGGCTTACGGGGTGACTTTGATTAAGGGTCAAGCCGCTGGCAATTAAGCCATAGCCCGCAAGAGTTGCGGCGTCAGCGGTGGAGGTTCCTGTGCCAAAGGTAAAGACACCCCAAACGCCGCTGGAGGTGGAATTGCTTGTCAGGTAAATGTATCGAGCAGTACCCGCCGCAACCGTTGCAATTGTGTTGCCGTTGGTGTCTGTCACGGTTATTGTGAAAGCACCAACATTTCGTATCAAAGCGTCAGTACCTACCGAAGCTTGCGTAGCAGGTGGAAACTTTAATTGCGGAACCGAACTTGCCGCCTGAATGTCCATGATCCGCGCACAAACATCGTTTGCATCTGTGCCGTTAGCAGGCCACACAAGTTGCAGGGTGGAAGTCAGCGTGTAAGAGGCGTAGCTGACGTCGGTTGGGACAATAACGTCGCCTGTGAATGGGCTTATGTATGAAGTCATTATGAGTCAATCGCTATGGCTTGACGGTCAGCAAGCCGTCGCTTATCTTCTTCCTTCAAGGTGCTGATGATTTGCGTGTACTGTGCTTGCCACATTTGTAAACGCTCGTCGTTCTTGAGGAAAGGCATCGCTTGCAACAAGGTTCCATACAGCATGGCTTGCGGCGCATATTGTGTGAACCAGTTGGTTTGGTTGGTTGAGTCCAAGGGCTGAACGCGCTCGTAGTACACGGTCTCAACGCTGTAGGCAACGTCAGGCGTGGGAGCTATCAACCAGTGGGTGTAATCGTAGTCACCGTAAAACTTTGGCTGATCGGTGGCTGTGGTGCTAGGCCAATACTCCCGCAGGTATTCGTACTTGCGCAGAAACAATGGGGTGCGCTCCCCATCAACAATCATGGTCATTGACACGGTTTTGTGCCAACGCGCAGGCTTTGGGACGATTGACTGCGTAGCAACTAAGTTAAAGCTTCCTACGTTTATGTTTCCCAAAAACTTCAAGTCAGCGGCAAGCACTTGCTCAGCCAGCATGATGAAGGTGGGGATATAGGCAATAGTAATGGCGTCAGTGCGCTCTAAATACGCCTCGACGCTGGTAACTAGGTTGTCGTATGTTTGGGCAACTGCGGTTGTCATTCCCTGCTACCTTTCATGGAGAAAGCCCCCAAATTGGGGGCATTTTAAACGGGTAAAGGAATTTAGGCAAACTCTCTTGTGCCCTGCTTGTCAATAATCAAGGCCATTTGTCGGGGCTCGTTATCGTCTTCGTTAGGAATTGAGATGTGCGTCCAGCGGTCAAACTCGCGGATGACTTGATCGTATTTCAATTCAGCGTTGATGATGGCGGTCACCACCTCGTTTGGGGTCATGCCCTTAACGCGAAAATCGCAGGCTGTCCCACGCCTATGTTGTGATCGGTCACTCGAACCCACTGCTTTGTTAACTTCCGCACTACGAAACGCAGAGTTCACGTGGATTTCTTTGCCGCCCAAGACCTCGCGAACTTCTTCCATGAAGTTGGCTAAGCGCACCAAGTTGGCTAATTCAGCCTCGTTGGGGGTGTTGTCAAACTCTCGGTGATCAGTATGGGTTAACTCTTCTAGCGTGAAATGCTCAGATAAATTCATGGCTTATTCCTTTGATTTATGGTTTGGAAGGCGGTGTTGTAGGCGTCAATACAGGCGTTAAGCTGTCGCGTGTTGGCGTCTCCTTGATCGGTGATGCTGACAATTCGCTGAGCAAACGCTGGGTCAAGTTCGGTTGTTGCTTGAACGCTATTTCCGCTGGGAGCGGTGGCATCTGTGGAGGTTGATACGGGGCAGGTGGGGCTTTGGACAGGAACCCGCAACCGCAGAGCGCCACTGGCAATAGCCAAGTCACGTTTGGCAATTTCAATTTTTGCATTGTTGTTGACCTTTACAAGTTGGTTTGCAGTTGTCGTAACAGCAGACACCAGCGCCTGCTCTTTTTGTCTTGCTTCATCATTGAGCTTGGCAATTTCCAGTTGCTGGCGCTCACGCTCAGCATCCTCGCCTTTTGTGTATGAGAACGCGCCAACGCTCAAAAAAGCGCAAATTAGGGTAAGTATTACCCAAGGGTTTAACAAGCTCATGGCTTAGTCACCTCTTCGTCGTCATGGGACAGCTTGATGCCAGCCAACAATCCAATGAACCCACCCACCACGGTTTGGAATGCAGGGCTGATAAGCTTAAAGATTTCGGTGTTGTCTACCTTGTCGTCAAATAACCCAAACATTAAGGTGAAGACCATACTGCACACCACAATGCACAGAGTAGCGGCAACCATGAGAGTTACTCTATAGGTTAGCTTGCCTCGTAATGTTTGTTCCATGTCTGCTCCTTATGGCGTGTCGTTATCGTTGGCTTCAGCCTTGGCAACAGCATTAGCCACCGCCTTGATGCCTGAGCGCCCTGCAACGCCGCCAAGCACCCCTGTGATGAAAACCATTATGGTTGAGATCTGCTGGGTATATACGCGGTCTATGGCCGCCATTTGGCCGTTCATGGGCTGTTGAACGAACGTGACAGAATACAAAAACATAGCCATTGCACCAAGCAATATGCTGACCAAAACAACGATCACAAAGGCCCAAACGCGAACCTCGATCTCTTCAGCGGTCAAACGACTGCTTGCGTTGCGTACAACAGTAACCATTATTTTTTCTCCTCAGCAGGTTTAATAAGCATGTCAGGGCATGTGCCAGTTGCGGTGCAAAGAGGGGCCTTGCATTCTGCCGTTTCCCAGTTTTTGGGGTTTTGGCAAGGATAACGAAACTGATCCTCACATCCAGTCAGCAAGACTAAGAAGAGTGACAGTATCCAAATTTCATACAGGTTCATCTTTGTCCTTTTGCTTTTTTTCAATTTGCCGCCTAAGCTTTTCCATTTTTTGAATTTGCACTTCGGCTTCTTTTTTTGTTTGCACCACGTCCATATACAGGATGCCAAGAAGAGGAAGCAACAAAACCACGAGCAAACACGCCGCCAGCCACCCCATCACCAACTCCCAGTCTTGCTCAAGAGGATCAGGAGTAACCACAGATACAGGAGGAATAGCAAAGTCGCTAGTAGGTATGCTTGCCTTTCGTTTGAAAGGCGCTCCTTTTCCTTGCGTAGCCATGATTGTTCATCCCGCTTCTTTCTTGCTTTCTCCTGCTCTGCTTTGATAATGTCCCGAGTTGCAAACGTACGACTGTACAGGGCCCCCATCTCGGCTGGGGCACCGTATACCATCGCCTCTCTTATTTCTCGCTCCAAAGCCGCCATCTGATCTTGAGCCATGATCCGCTTGAGGGCGGCTTCCATCAAATTTGCGTCAGGGTCGTAGACGTTTTTGCTCTTCTCTTCTTCTTCCCTGATATGCGTTGCCAACTGATCCTGAAGCTTGAAAAAAGTCGAAAGCTGGGTGACGATATTAGAGAGCACCTCTGTTTCGTCAACAGCTACATACTTTTCCTTTTTTCGCGTCGCTTGCGCCACAGGCTTTTCTTTGGCTCCGAAGAGCTTGGCCCAAAACGATCTGACCTGATTGGCAGTATCAACAGCTTCTTCAACAGTGGACTTAACCTCCATGAAAGATTCTTTGGCCTGCTTGAACAAAGCGGCTCCCTCTTGGATTGCAGAGACACAGGCTCGTGCGGCAAAGAGGATGGTGAGCGGGTCGATTTCATAGCCCCAAGAGCTTCTTTGCGAATTCGCCAGCAACGCCGGGGCCAAACAACACGCAGATGATTACCGCGTACAACAGATACTCAATCTTGCTCATACGCTTGTCGCCGTCCCGCAAAGAGCGATCAATACTGTTGTATCTCTCTGTGCAGACGGCTTCGTGTACGGCTAATTTGGTCTCGGTGTTATCCATGCTACTCAAGAATCAATTTGATCTTCAGGCGCTGAGGTTGCTCTTTTTTCTTCTTGCTGGATATCTACAGCCTTCTGTATCTGAGCCATCAATTGAAAAATTTCCTGATACGGTCTTGTGCCTAAATATCCAACAATTTGATTTGCTGTTTCCAAGGTGAACCAAACTTTTTCTACCATTTTTGTTCCTTTAAGTTAAGCGGGTTTTTGGATCTATATCTTAATATGCCCAACGGGTTTTTGGTTGTGGTGGCTCAATCATTTTGGCAATTTCTTCTGCGTAATATTGCATGCCAAACTTACCATCGACGCGCACATCGCAATTAACTGGGGGTACAAATAGCTTGTTTGTATCCTCAAACCGACCCTCTTTGATGCGGTCTACCCACACAATGAAGTGAGCGCCAAAGGCTTCCCGTGTTTCAGGGGTAGGGCAAACAAAATCAGCAATCACATTGGCGCCGTATCTAGACGCTATGTCGCACATTACGCCCATGCGCCTTGCATGCTCAAGCCTGTCAGCTAAGCTAAAGCCAAGATCCTTATTGATCTCCTTGCGCACCTCATCGGCATTGAAGTGAACGCACTGTAGCTCTCTTGCCAAAGCGGTAGCGAGGGTGGTCTTACCCGAGCCGGGCAACCCCATGATCAAGATCTTCATCCCTTGACCTTGTACAGTTGCTTAACTTCAAAATTTGGTGCTGGCTTGCGCCAAAAGTCTGTGTCTTTGCCATACTTTTCCCACACCGACTTGGGCAGAATGGTTGGGCGTTCCTGCCAAGTTACTTCTTTCCTGACTGTGTGCAGGCTTTTCAGGTTCAAGGCTTTGTCGTATACCTCGTTCTCATACTCAACATTTTTGAAGTCATGATCAAAGTATTGCTTGCCAATGAACTGATACAACTCACGCATCACGCCCTCAGGCTTTTTGCACAAAGATTCGTACTCAACGAGCATGATCATGTCAGGGTTTAACAGCAAGCCTTCTTCCAAGAAATAATAAGGCTTGACTACTTGACCTTCTTTTTTTACATCCATTAAGGCATCGCACCGCGTGGTGACCGTCTGACTTGCTTCATCATATGTCAGGGATGCGCCGTACAGAGAACTTTTGGCGGCAATGCGCTCAAAGCTATCCAATATCCAAGGCAAGTCACGCACACAACAAATGATCTTGGTCTGTGGGTAGAGGTCTTTGAGGAGTGATGTTTTGGCAGTCCAACCCCTGTTAGTGTCAAACACGGTGTTTTGCGTGACTACTTTGTAGTAAGCCTCAAATGCGTCTTTCAATATTTGTTTGCGTCTGTCTTCATCTATCAGGTGGTTGCTCTCACTGCCTGTAATGACTTGTATGGTTGCTGTAACCAAGTTTTGTAGAGGGGAGGAAATGTCTGCATAGAACTCAGGGTTCTGACGCAGAATAGCCGAGAGCAGGGTTGAACCTGACCTTGGCAATCCGCTGATAAAAAAAAACTCTTTCACGCCTTTGGAATCCAGTTGAGAGTAGCTTCATCCCACTGGTATGCGACATTGCCGCCGTTCATAATTGCATCTGCTGGTTTTGCTACTGGTGCCGCCCAAGTCATTGTGTCCAAGTAGCCAATCCATGATGGGTATGGTCTACGCGCCTCAAGTTCTGCGGCTTTAGCGGCGGTAAACTCCGCTTCGGTTAATACCTGTAACACACCAGCAATGGTAGTGTCGGCATCGTCGTCGCAAGTGCCGTAGTATTTGGGCGCTCTGAGGTATGTGCCATCAGATGCCAACTCGACAGGCCATGTGGACTGGTCGTACCAAGTGACTTGCAAGCCTTTCACGGCTGGCATTGATGGGCCTGTGCGCTGTGGCTCAACAGTGCAAGGTGTTTTTGTTATTGCATCTACTTCTGTTACACAGATGTACATTTTGATGATCCTTTAAATTAAACTGAAACTTTACGAATGGCTCGAACATATTGGGTGACGGTCTTAGAGATATAGTCAAGAGCGCCGTAATAGAAGCTCTTCCTTTGTCCGTTGGTGGAAGATATCTCAGTGCTACACCAAAAATCGCCAGTTTCAATGCGCTCAGTCCCACTTGGGCTTCGGAAATCAGTTGCAGTTGTTTGTGCTGGATTGGTAGTGGTGTAGTTACTTGCCCTTGGGGGTATAGCGTTAGGATTTATGCCTGTTGTAATTACATTATTAATTGTATTGGGTTTTAAGTTGTAATAGCATATCTCTTGCTCGTTCTTTGCCGCCAAATACCAATCTGTTTGACCGCCAGCGGTTATGCCTTTGCAATACCAAGCCGCTGGATATACAGTAGCGTCACCATCAGCCACCATATCTGCTGTATTTTGTGCGCCGTTTGTGTCGCTATCAGCACCGGGGATGGCGGTGGCGACATTTTTTAGTGCATATTTAGTAGTTGACCAAGTTGATCGTGGGGCAATAATCAAATAATGCGTTGCCACGCCTGACACACCAATTGACCCAGCATAAAAGCCACCACCAAAAGCTTGACCAATTACGGTTGGCCCCGGCGTGCCGTAAGTACCACCAGCAAGTGCAAGAACAATTCCACTCATACAGCCACCCTTCTTGCTTTGATCATTAAATTAAACATAATTTTGCTCATACAGCTACCCTTCTTGCTTTGATCATTAAATTAAACATAATTTTGCTCATACTGCCACCCTTCTTACTGCACGCACTCGGTACGATGAAGATTTAAAAGTGTAAGTTTGAAGTCCCGACGTAAAGTATTGACCCCTACCGCTGGTATTAATAGGAGCATAAGGATACTCAGTGCTAGTCCAGTAAAAGAAAAAAGCAAAATATTCTGTGCCTACACCCTGTTGAAAATCTGTAGCAGAAGTTCGTGTAGGATTACTAGTAGTATAGTTACTTGCTCTAGCTGGGACGGCGTTAGGATTTATGCCTGAAGATGTGTTGTTTGAGGCTATGCCGGGCTTTAAATTGTAATAACAAATTTCCAACTCATTTTTAGCTGGCATGTACCAATCTGATTTACCACCAACTACTAAGTCATTACAAAAATGAGCCGCTGGGTAAACAGTGGCATTACCATTGGCTACCATATCCGCTGTATTTTGTGGGCCATCAATGTCACTATCTGCTCCAGCAGTAGCTGTGTTTGCGTTTTTCCATGCCAACGTACTTTGCGCAGACGCTATTGGGCCAACTACTAAGTAGTGTGTTGCTACACTAGATACACCAATTTGACCAGCGTAATAGCCGCCACCATAGGCTTGCCCAATTACAGTAGGTGGAGGTTCGGGAGGAGGCCCAAAACTACCACCAGCAAGCGCAAGAACGATGCCGCTCATAAAGCTACCCCGCAAACTGCTCGAGCATTACATGAACCACACTGAGCATAATTCCGCTCATGCAAGATTGCCTGTGACGACAGCAACCGTGGCACTAATGAACAAAATAGTAGCCACGCCCCTTGTGGTGATGCTAAAGGTGCTGATGTCTGCGTCTGTACCAGCCTTGTAAACTGTTGTTACAGCAGAGCAAGTGCAAGAAATGGTGGCTGAGGTATTGTTAAAAATACTTATTACATCACCCGCCGCAAATACACTCGCTGGAACCACAACTGTGCCACTCGTGCCTAGCTCAATAAATTCCCCAACATCACCAGCAACAAGGGTGTAAGAAGCTGTTTTTGCTGACCCTGATTGTGGGATATTAAGATAGCCAAGCGTCCTAGATACATCCGTATCAGGTAGCGTGTAAGTTACGGTATTGTTTGTGTTTGGAGACGACAAGGTGCTCGTTCCAGTACCCGATGCATTGCCTTGAACTTTTAAGTTACTCATATTATTTCCTTAGTTGAGAATTAACCATGTTTGATCCGTACCGACTGTCACCGATGATGCCGTGTTTATTGTTATTGTACCTAGTGCTATTGCGTTTTTCAATGCCGCAATTACGTAGTTTGTTGAGATAATTTGTGCGTTTTCAAGCAGATCTGTGGTGCCCGCCGCTGGCGCAGTTGATTGCCATGTTGTTCCATTGCTTGTCAGAACATTTCCAGCGGTGCTTGGGGCTACAAATGATGGCGTTGATGTGCCGTTGCCTAAAATAACATTATTGGCTGTGAGTGTGGCTAGACCTGTACCACCATTAGCGACAGGGAGTGTTCCTGTTACACCAGTAGACAGCGGCAAGCCAGTTAAGTTAGTTGCTGTTCCGCTACTTGGTGTTCCTAATACGCCACCATTCACAACAGGTGCGCCAGCAGAACCCACGGCTACGGCTAAAGCAGTAGCAACGTTAGCGCCTAAGCCACTGACTCCAGTAGAAATTGGAAGACCTGTCGCGCTAGTTAATGTGCCGCTAGAGGGTGTACCTAGTGCGCCGCCATTTATAACAGGAGCGCCAGCAGTTCCAACGTTTACAGCCAAGGCGGTTGCTATACCTGTACCAAGTCCTGACACACCAGTAGAAATTGGAAGTCCTGTTGCGCTAGTCAGCGTACCGCTTGAAGGAGTACCCAAAGCCCCGCCATTGACAACAAACGCCCCTGCCGTGCCTACGTTGACTCCTAAAGCAGTTACAACACCTGTGCCTGTTGTTGTAGTGGCTGGAGCCGCTCCTGCGCCGCCGCCAAGCACAATTGCGTTTGCCGCCAATGCCGCACTGGTTGCCCATGTGGTTCCACTTGAAAAGTAAGGGATACCGCCTGAAGTCCCAGCAACCGTCAAAGCCAAAGTACCACTTAGGGTAATTGGTGAGCCAGCAACTGAAATTATGCCGCCTGTAAATGATTGCGCGACAGAAGTTACTGTGCCACCACCGCCACCCGCCGCCGCAATTGTGATTGTTCCACTGCCGTTGGTGATTGTGACGCCAGCCCCAGCGGTTAAAGTTGCTTTGGAAAGTGTGTTTCCTGTGGAGTTACCAATAAGTAACTGACCATCGGTGTAAGTTGTTTGACCAGTACCGCCATTGGCAACAGGCAACGCAGTGCCTGACAAAGAAATTGCCAATGTGCCGCTTGTTGTAATTGGTGAGCCAGTAACAGACAGAAAAGATGGGACTGTTGCCGCAACACTGGTTACCGTGCCACTACCACTGGCTGTGGCGTTAATGGTTTGGTTAGGCCACGTGCCTGTAACAGTTACGTTCGTGCCTGCAACAATCGAAGGAGTAGCGGTTCCAGTTCCACCATTTGCAACAGCCAATATACCTGCTAGTGTGATTGTTCCACTTGTGGTGATAGGACTGCCTGTTACGGTCAGACCAGTTGTGCCACCCGAAAAGGCAACACTTGTAACTGTGCCACTACCGCCACCGCCAGTTGAATTAATGGTTTGATTAGGCCAAGTTCCAGTTACTGTGACGTTTGTGCCAGCAACAATAGAAGGAGTGGCAGTGCCAGTACCGCCATTTGCCACTGGGAGCAAGGTCGCAAATGTTGGTGCTCCTGCGCCCCCTGATAAAACTAGCTGACCTGCTGTTCCAGCGGCTGTAAACGCTAACTCGGAGGTAGCGTTGCCGTAGGCAATACCGCCAGCAGGTGGCGTATTGTTACCATTGATAATTACTGCCATTTTGTTTCTCCAAAAAGTTAAAAGACTATGTACCGTTGATTTGCACCAACAGTAAGAGTGACGCCTGTGTTGACGGTTATTGGCCCAACACTCTCACCATTACTGCCAACGGTGATAGTTCTGTTTACCGAAATTGTATTTTCGTTTTCAACAATTGGCGTAGCGGCTACGCTTGAAATTGACAAAACAGTGCCCGCACCGTTTTTGTAATAAATCTTGCCGTCAGTGTAATTGAGCGCAAGTTCGCCAAGAGCTAAATTTGCCGCCAAGGGCTGTGCCGCCGCTGTGCCGCTTGAATATATTTTGATTGGTGTAAAGCCTGCCTGTGCCATGTTTTTCCTTTACGTAGGGCCGTATTTACCTTGGTACTCGGGAGACTGATTATCGACTTGGGTCAATGTGCTATCAGGTCGCGGGAATCGAAGGTTGATGCGTTCGGTTTGTCGAGCCGCCATGCGGTAGGGGTCAAGCTCGTCTTTACAGCCTTGGCTTACGGTGCCACAGACGCGCAGACCGGGGAAATTCGGGTCGCTCTCCAACTCCACAAAGGCACGCTTCATCTTGCATCTATCGCACACAGCGATAGCCAGCGATGTAAGTCCTTCGGTGTTTAGGAAAACTGGCATGCGTTACCTTGTGTAGACCGAAATGTTAGGAGCCCAATAGATAGGTGAATTATCCCTCTCTTCTTGCTCCGCTTCAAGCTGAAAACGAGCCGCTTGGGTCTCAAGATACTGGGTACGCGCCATGTCGACGTTTGGCAACTCCATGGACATACGGTGAGACAAATTCATCAGCACCGCCTCATACCACCGCTGGGGTATTTCCAACTCGCCATAAAGCTGGCCAACGTCCATGATTTGGCGTGAATACCATACAGTGGCTTGCACAAAATTGTCGTTTGGGACAGGCCACAAATACATGGTTGGGAGCGGAATTGTGCGGTCAAACCAAAATTGAAAAGGTTGATTTGCCGTAAATTGCTTGTTTGGAAGGTTGGTGTAGTCGTCGCGGTTGAGGCGAGACATTTGAATTTCGCGTCCGTCTGTACCAAAATAAAGCTCTCGCAGAGCCAAGATGGTAGTGCTAGTGGCACGCATGCGGTAGTACCCGACATAGGCACCGGGGTCGATGTCCTGCCACACCCACTGCTTATCAGTCACCGTAACCGAGGTTCCCGTGTACAACGTCGTCCACGTTATCCCATCCAACGAGCTTTCAAAAACATAATTCCACGTCTGCGATCCACCACCCGCCACATATGGCATGAAGCCAATTGAGCCAATGTAATACGGGAGGCTAACACCGTAATTGATGGCAATGTTGCCTGCGGCTGATGTTTGCAAGCAATAAGTCTCTATGTCCCCATCAAAGGCGTTTGCGGCAGTGCCGCCAGCGGAGGAGCTATATGAGCCAGTTGGTCTAGTCATAGTCCTGTACAGGACGTTCAAGGCGTCCACAGCGCCAAGCGGCAGGCTGTAGATGTACTCGTTTGCTTTGAGCCCAATAACAACCTTGCTGATACACCAGTATTGGATGCCACGGTTTATGAGGTGGCTTAGGAAGAAGTACAGCGACTGGCGGGCTGACAAAACCTGCTCTGAGGTTAATTCCTCAGCCAATTTGCCGCACCGACGCGCCCCATGGTCAATTAGGGTCTGTACATCAATTACAGTGGTTCCAACAGTTCCCGAATAAGCCATCTTGACCCTTTTACCAACCGGGGCAGTTCCACCGCTTCAGCGATGCCTTGGCGCGTGGAGCGTCCCCCTTTGAATGTTCCACAACCCCACTCATGCGTGCGCAAAAAGAGTCTTTTCGAGCGCCGCCTTTGGGCTGTGGAGCCTTTAAATTGCTTCCAGTCTCACGATTGTATTTTGCTCGACCTTTAGCCGTTAATCCAGCGCCTTTTTCAACGGGCAACTTCTCGCCTCGACCAACCGCAAGATTAACTTCTTTTTTTCTCATTTCACTTTGGCTGTCTTAGCTGACTGCTTAAAGTCTTTAGCCGTTGGAGCGCCTTCGCTACCAACTCGACGCATTTTTTCGCCTGATCCTTCAGCGATTCTTTTACGTTTTGCATTGATATTTTCATACAAGCCGCCGCCTTTCATTGTTTTTTCTTTATCAGCTTTGACAAACTCTTTGCCAACTTTTGTGGAAATGCCAACTTTTTTGGCAAACGCAGGGTTGTGCGCAACCGCCGCCATCAACTTGTGTTGCGAAGGTGATTTGCTTGGCATAATTAACCCAACGGATTCACATAGTGTTTCACCATTTCAAGCACCACGGCATAAGTATCCCCAGCACTTGCATCCAACGTGGTGAATGTAATTGCGCCATCTACTCCAGTGCCCGCATTGTTGATCAATCCACCAATTTGACTGAAGTCTTGTTGATAAGCGTTGTTCTGCGGAATTGTTTCAATGATTACAGGAGTGCTTGCTTTCCACTTTAACTGCACTTCCATGCCGTGAGTCAAAGCAGTAATCTTGGTAATTGTTACTCGGTCACAAGCCCCGCCGCCAGAACCTGATGGAGCCAACAGGGCAGGATTAACTTTGACCACATTGGTCTCACCAGTGCCATCACTGGTGTTTGTGAATTTCATAATTGCAACGCGCTCACCGTCCATGAGCGTTTGACTTGCGACTGCATCAGCCATATTTATCTCCAATTAGAAGTGGGAGCCGAAGCCCCCACTCGTTTTCAACAAGCGCGTCCGCCGCGTTTCTTTCCTGCTGGCGATACTGTGATTGACTTCTCAGTCTTTGTCACAGCGCCCTGACCTTGAGGAGCCTTGGAGCCAAACAGCCCCTTGAC